TATCCAAGAAATTCAATCAGGAGGTGGACAAAAAATGCAAAGTTTAATCGGTACGTATAACTATTATTTACAAATGATCAGAGATACAACCGGATTAAATGAAGCTAGAGATGGTAGTATGCCAGATGAAAGATCGTTAGTTGGAGTACAAAAGATAGCGGCAGCGAATTCTAACACTGCAACTAGACACATATTAAATGCGGGATTATTTTTATCAGCAGAAGTATGCGAAGCTTTATCTCTTAGAATATCTGATATTATAGAATATTCACCAACAAAAGATGCGTTTATACAGGCTATTGGAGCACACAACGTTGCGACATTAGAAGAAATGGCAGAATTACATTTATACGACTTTGGTATATTTTTAGAATTAGATCCTGATGAAGAGCAAAAACAAATTCTAGAAAACAATATACAAGGAGCGTTGGCGCAACAATCTATAGATTTAGAAGATGCTATTGATCTTAGAGAAATCAAAAATATAAAACTTGCTAATCAACTACTAAAGTTAAGAAGAAAAAAGAAACAACAGAAGGAACAACAAATAGCACAAGAAAACATGAAAGCCCAAGCAGAGGCTAACGCAGCACAGCAACAAGCTATGGCTCAAGCGGAGGTTGATAAACAAAACGCTATGGTTCAAAGCCAAGTGCAAATAGAACAAGCAAAAGCAAAGATGAAGCAACAAACGCTTCAAGTTGAGGCTGAAGTCAAGAGATCTTTAATGGATCATGAGTTTGAAATAAATATGAAACTCAAAGGCATGGATATTGATCACGAAACTCTAAGAGATAGTAATAGAGAAGATAGAACTGATCGTAGACAAGCTATTACTGGGAAACAACAAAAAGATTTAATGAACGAAAGAGAAACACTAAAAGAAAAACCATTCGAATCTTCTGGTAACGATGTGCTTGGAGGTGGAATGAGGTTAGGCGCATTTGAACCTAAGTAAACAAACAAATTATTAATTATTATTATATTATATTATGGCAAGAAAAAAGAAAGAAGAAGTTGTAGTTGAAAAGACTACTGAACAACCAGAAATAGATGAAACGGTTGGAAAAATTAAAGTAAAGAAACCAAGGGTTAAAAAGTTCGAAGAAACTCCTGAGGTAGTTAAAGTAGATCTTAATGAACTTAAAGAAAAAGCTGAAGAAATTACAAAAGTAGACACTTCAACTCCAGTAGAAGAAATAAAAGTTCCAGAAGAAGTCTCAACAGAAATAACTGAAACACCAGTTATCGAAGAGGTAACAGACGAAGTTGAAGAAGTGGCAGAAGTTGTAGAAAAAGAAATAGAGCAATCAATAGAGACTGGAGTAAAGTTACCTGATAACGTTCAAAAGCTAATGAGCTTTATGGAAGATACAGGTGGGGATTTGAATGATTATGTTAATTTGAATAGGGATTATTCGAAAATGGATAACCATACTTTATTAAAAGAATACTATCAAAAAGCAAAACCACATCTAGAAAACGATGAAATAGACTTTTTAATGGAAGATCAATTTTCATTTGACGAAGAAGTAGATGAGGAAAAAGATATTAAAAGAAAAAAATTAGCGTTAAAAGAGCAAGTTGCCAACGCTAAAACTCAACTGGAAGAGTTTAAATCCAGATATTATGAAGATATCAAAGCGGGGAGTAAGTTAACTTCAGATCAACAAAACGCAATTGAAACCTTCAATAAGTACAATGAAGAATCAGAGAAGAATCAGAAGATACAGAAGCAAGCTAAATCAACATTTTTAAATAAAACTGATAATGTTTTTAACGACAAGTTCAAAGGTTTTGAATATGAAGTTGGAGACAAAAGATACAGATTTAACGTTAAAGATGCTGATAGCGTAAAAAGCACCCAAAGCAACATTAATAACTTTATCAAAAAGTTTTTGAACAAAGATAATCAAATGGAAGACGCTAAGGGTTACCACAAAGCTTTATACACCGCTATGAATTCTGATGCTATCGCTAATCACTTTTACGAACAGGGTAAAGTTGATGCTTTGAAAGAAAGCGTTGCTAAATCCAAAAACATTGATATGGACCCAAGACAACAACATGGTAACATAGTTGAATCGGGTGGTATGAAAGTAAGGGCGTTAGGTGATAATTCTGCTGATTTTAAATTTAAAATTAAAAGAAAAAAATAACAATTTAAAAATTAAAAAAAATGGCAATATCAAATCCGGGTCCCGGTCACACGGGAGTCGATGGTAGTCTGAATAGTGTACCTGCTTCGAAAAAAGCAACACTATCTTCAAACTACATAGATTTTACAAGTGGCTCAGGTAACGACTGGGGCCAACAATTTTTACCAGATCTTATGGAAAAAGAAGCTGAAGTATTCGGTAACAGAACTATCTCAGGATTTCTTTCACAAGTAGGAGCTGAAGAGTCTATGGCTTCTGACCAAGTTGTTTGGTCCGAGCAAGGTAGATTACACCTATCATATATAGGTACAGTTAATTGTACTAATAACGAAGTTACTATCGCAGGTGGTGGTGCTGGCGTTACTACGGATATCGATGGTAACACTATCGCTTCTGGAGAACACGGTGTTAGAATTAACGATATGGTTATCGTAGCTACCGCTGAAGGTTCTATTAAGTGTAATGTTACAAATGTAAGTGCAACAGTTGCTACTTGTCATCCATATGAACACAACGATATTCAAGATACCGATGCGTTTGGAACAGGTACTGCAGACGTTTGTACGTTGCTAGTTATTGGTTCTGAATTTGGTAAAGGTGTTGGTGATCAAGGTGGTGTATTAGGAACATCAACATCAGCAACAGCTGGTTATGGAAACGTTAGACCAACTCACACTTCATTTAGCAACAAACCAATTATTATAAAAGATTACTATGAGATCTCAGGATCTGATACGTCTCAAATTGGTTGGGTTGAAATTTCAGGTGAAGAAGGTCAAAGTGGATATCTTTGGTATTTAAAAGCTGAAGGTGATACTAGAGCTAGATTCACTGATTATTTAGAAATGACTATGTTAGAAGCTGTTAAAGGTACAGCAACTGACACTGACACTGACGCTGATGCTGGACAAGGTGGTTTAACTGCTGGTAATACTATTGGTACTGAAGGTTTATTCGCAGCTATTGAAACAAGAGGAAATATCACAACTGGTATTACTGGTGTTAACGCTGCTACTGATTTAGCTGAGTTCGACGCTATCTTAGCAGAGTTTGATAATCAAGGCGCAATTGAAGAAAATATGATGTTTGTAAATAGAGCTTCGTCTCTAGCTATGGATGACATGTTAGCTTCTATGAATTCTTACGGAGCTGGAGGTACTTCTTATGGAGTATTCGACAACGAAGAAGATATGGCGCTTAACTTAGGTTTCTCTGGATTCAGAAGAGGTTCTTATGACTTTTACAAGTCTGATTTCAGATACTTAAATGACAAGGCAACTAGAGGTAGTATTAATTCTAGAGATGCCGTAGCTCCACTTAGAGGAGTTATTGTTCCAGCTGGTACATCTACTGTTTACGACCAGTCTTTAGGTAAAAACCTTAAACGTCCTTTCTTACATGTAAGGTACAGAGCTTCTCAAACAGAAAGTAGAAAAATGAAAACATGGACTACCGGTTCTGTTGGAGCTACTACATCTGCTTTAGATGCAATGCAAGTACATTACTTATCTGAAAGATGTTTAATTACTCAAGGTGCTAATAACTTCATGTTAATGAAGTAAGCATTATTTATATTAAAAGAACCGAGGTTTCGGCCTCGGTCCTTTTATTTTATTAATTTTATTATATATTATATTATGGCAAAGAAACAAGAAGAAACAAAAGAGGTTGTAGAACAACCAAAAGAAATATGGGAAATAAAAGATAGAACATATTTTTTAAACGGTGGTATGAAACCACTAACTTATATTGTTAAATCAGCGAATATTCATTATTTTGATGAAGAAAAAGGGTATGAAAGAGAACTAAAATATACTTCGAACCAAAGAACTCCTTTTGTTGACGAGATGAAAGGTGATCAGAGATTAGAACATATAATTTTTAGAGCAGGCGTTCTTATAGTACCAAGAACTAAAACAGTTTTACAAAAGTTATTATCTTTATACCATCCTCATAGAGATAAACTATTTAGAGAATTTAAACCAGTTAAACAAGCAGAATCGCAATTAGATTGGTTAGAATTTGAAGTAGCAGCTATGAATGCGGCAAACAACTTAGATATTGATATGATGGAAGCGGTGATGCGTGTAGAGATCGGTTCTAAGGTAGCAAACATGAGTTCTAAGGAGATTAAACGTGATTTACTATTGTTCGCTAAGAAGAAACCTAAATTATTCTTAGAATTAGTTACAGATGACAATGTTCAGCTTAGAAATTTTGGTATAAAAGCAGCAGAAGCAAATCTTATCAAATTATCTCAAGATCAAAGAACGTTTGAATGGAGTAGCACAGGTAGAAAACTGATGACAGTTCCATTTGATGAAAACCCATATTCAGCTTTAGCCGCTTGGTTTAAGACTGACGAAGGTATGGAGATTTACTCTAATATTGAAAAAAGATTAAAATAATAATCAACTTGTAGATGCAGTCGCTCTACGGGGCGATTGCAAATACAAAATAAAATACATATGGCAATAAGTATTAGATACAGTATACCAAAGAGTTTTAGCAATAGCTAATAAAGAACAAAGAGGATACGTTACTCCACAAGAATTTAATCTGATGGCTAATCAAGCACAGATGTCTATATTTGAATCTTACTTCTATGATAAAAACATGAGAGAAAGATTAGAGCCAAACGCTACTAAAGACCCTCACACTACAGAGTCTGATATATCTGAATTAATATCAAAGAAGTTAGCACCGTTCACTACTGTAGCTACAGTTACTAGTGGACACACCTTTCCCTCAAATTACCAAACAGGAAAAATATTTTACAACGATAGAGTTTGTCGAAAAGTAGAAATGAATGAAATTCTACGAATGGGAAGTTCAGTTAGACATATGGGTGGAACTGATCCCGTGTATGCTGACAACGTTAATAATGGTAGAGATATAATTGTTTACTCACCATCAGCTGTAGTATCTAGTGGTGTTACCTGTGAAGTGATATCAAAACCAGCCGCTGTCGAATGGGGATATGTTATTGTGAACGAACAAGCATTATACAATAGTAATACATCCACTGATTTTACGTTGCATGATTCAGAAGAAGATACTCTAGTGTTTAAAATATTGGAATTAGCTGGGATAATAATAAACAAGATGGAACTAGCGCAAATAGCAGGTGGAAAGGAAGTCAATGAATCACAAACTCAAAAACAATAAAT